GTACGTGACGGACGGCCAGGAACATCCCTACCGATTCCCCACCAAATGGGAGGAGGTAAAGAAACTCCTCATCGAAAAAACTCCATCCTGGAAATTCAAAAAAGACATTAACGATCTGGCCAAGCGAGTGGCCTGGCGTCAGGCCCTTCGGTGGATCGAGGCGCAACTTGCCTACGCCGATACGAACCAGGTCACGTTTGAGCAGATCTTCCTTTCCTATATGCAGGGGGGGGAAGGCAGGAAGACACTCTTTGAGCGGATGCAGGAGTTGAAGTTTAACCTTCCACACCTGCTGCCGCACCGGAAGGAGGGGTGAGCCCATGGCTGTGCAGATTATCGGAGGGGAGGACCGCAAGGCCCTGGAAGCGATTGCGATGCGGTACGGCAAGGAGATCGTGCGAAGCATCAGCCCGGAGTATGGGTTCTTCGTCGCGGTCTTTAATTCTCGGCGGGAGCTGGGGTGGGCCAGCAATGCAGAGCGGGAGGACGTGATCGCGGCGATGAAGAAGTTCATCGGAGAGGTCGAGGCGGGAAAAAGTTCGCCGTCAAAGAGGATTTGAAATCGATCCCCTTCTGACGGTTTTTTTGTTTGGGTGTGCCGTCGCCGTGCCTCCTTTAGCACCTTTGCCGGGTGGATCAGGTCAAACCCGGCGCTATTAGAATGCAAGAGGCGGGAGGCAATAGGCTGAAGGCAAAAGAAAGAATTAGGACAAAGGAGGTGAGGAGAATGGTGGATGAAAGCAGACCAACTGGAGGGGGAGATCCCGGACAATGGAACGAGAGGCTGCACGGATTAGCGCAAGCTGCGAGACGGGGAGAGCCGAAGCCACTGACCAGGGCTCGCTACATGGAGCTCGCGCACGGTGCCAAATTGATAGTGGATAAGTTGACAGAGCTGGGCGTCTCAGTAGACGAGGGCTGCACGGTGAGGCAGATCGCGGAGCAATTATGGCCGCTGTTGTAGGTCAAACCCCCTGGGAGTCCCCATGCAATTGAGGGCCGGCCATGGTGCGCGTGCAGAGGATCTCTGATGGGATGTTTGTGTCTGAGGCGGAGGCGGGGGACGGCTACAGGCGGCTGGGGTTCACGCGGGACATTGCGAAGGCGAAACTTTTTGAGGAGACGGATGCGCTGCGGCTGGTGAATTACGATTTCTTCGGAAACCCGCTGGCGAGCGCTGGCTATAACAGGACGGCGAAGGATCCGCAGTTTCGGATCGTAACGGAGGGCGGCGTAAATCAGGAAATTGAGAGGTTGAGAAGTTAAGAGGTTGAGCAACTTCCAAACTTCGATCTTCTCATCTTCGAATTTTTAAAACAGGAGGACGGTATGAAACGGACATTTTTCGAGTGCGAGAATTGTCATAGTCTCTCGACTAAGATTTTCGAGGTCGAGGTGAAGATCAGCCGGAAGGTTTTGCAGAACGGCGGGGATCAGCCGCACTTTGTTCCCTCAACGGAGAGGTTTGAGGTTTGCGGGGACAGGTGCGCGGTGGAGAAGATGGCGGAGATTTTCGAGGGCTACTACCGGACCAAAAAGCAATTAGGAAACGGAGACGCGGAGACACGGAGACGCGGAGAGACAGATCCCATAAGGGGCGAGGGAGATTAAGGAGGAGAGCCATGCTGCTTAGACTGAGCTGTACGTGTGGCTGGTCGATTTCGCGGCGTGTGCCAGAGCATACGTTGAGAGATCACCTGGAGCTGATCTTAAGGCAGCATCCACAGGACTCTCACGTGCTGACGCCGGTAGAAAAATGTAAGAGGCCTAGGTCCATAGAGATCCATCGGTTTCTCGCGGAGAAGAGGATTGGGATCGGGTATAAGGAGGCGCCATGCAAGGCAAACGGCTTCGCTTTATCCGGGCGGTGAATTGGTGGTTTGTCCTGGGGCTGCTGATGTTGGCCGTAAGTTCGGGGATCGTGATCTGTCTGGGCGTTATCGCCCTGGTTGCGGTGACGGGGTAGGTAGAAAGACACGGAGACAAAGGATAGACGCGGAGACGCGGAGGAGAAAACGAAAGGGGGTGATTGCTGCCAACACACAATCGAGGAGGCCTTCCGGCCGGGCCATGGAGCCAGAAGAGGGACAATCTGCTATGCGGTAGATTTTGGCAGGCCGGGAGTTTAAGACGCGGAGAAAAATAACAGACGCGGAGACGCGGAGAAAGGGGCGGATATGGACAGAAAAGATTTAGCGAATCGGTTCACGTATCACCCGCCACGCGGGCCGGGGCAGGCGGGGAAGTATGAGGATATTCGTAATGGGGCCCTTCAGATTTCGATAATGATCGATAACCTCTGCCCGGACTCTCGGGAGAAGAGCCTGGCGATTACGCACATCGAGGAGATGGTCTTCTGGGCTAATGCATCGATCGCAAGGAACGAGAAGAAGTTGGAAGATGCGGCAAAGGCCCTGGCTGAGGGTTTTGAAAAACCGAAAGGAGGGTAATGCAATGACGAGGAGAGTAGATCGGGAGTGCGGGAGGAAGACGGCCAGGGCGGATGTCTTGGCCAGGGAGATCCGGAGGGAGATCGATGCATGGAAGGGGTTCGAGGCGCAGAGGGGAGTCCCCCTGGTGAGCAGGATGATGGCGTTTGATCGGGCGCTGAAGCTGGTGCTTCCGGACCGGACGATCGTAGTGGGGCTGGTGTTGGCGCTGTTGCTGTGTTTTTCCGTAGCAGCTCAGGCGGCGGTGCTTGATTACCGCGTGGCGTGGGATCCGAACACCGAGCCAGATATGAGGGAGTACAGGGTTTACAGGGTCGATGGGCCGAGGTTGTTGCTCGGAACGGTTCAGCATCCGACTGTCGAATTTCCCTTTTCGATTACTGTTCCGGACAATGCGAGCGGGACGGTAACGGTCGTCGTGACCGCGGTGGACACGAGCAATAATGAATCTGCGGATAGCCTGCCGGCATCCGACAACTGGACGAGCCTTGACACGGTTCCGCCAGCGCCTCCGCAGAAGACGATTATCATAAAAACGGTCGTCACGACGACCACCACCATATCGGTGCCTTGACATGGACGATAAGACGACAATCACGCAGGAGCCGCTTATCGCGGCTCAGATCATCAACAAACTTCTTCAGGGCAATCCCCAGGGGGTAACGATCAACGTTATTTCCATCGGGACGGTGACTGTCCAGAACGGCCATAAGGACGAGCGGATGCTGAAGACCGATAACCGGGTGCAGCAGATTGAGCACGGCGGAAGCGGGACGCGCTACCGCCACACGACGAGGGATGATCTTGTAAAGGCTCTGATCCAATCCAACTGGAGGGCCCGGGAAGCCGCCAAGCTTTTGGAATTGTCTTACGCCACGATGCAACAGCGGCTGAGATTGGTGGGGGGCATCCATAAGCTTAAAGAGGAGCTCGAGAAAATAAGATGAGCGCATTTGTCCAGGCGTGGATCATTGTGTTCGGGTGCGGGGCGATCTGGCTGGTTGGCGCCAGGGCGCCCTATCGGCGTTGGGGCTATGTACTGGGCCTGGCCAGCCAGCCGGCCTGGTTCTATGCGGCCTGGGCAAGCGGGCAGTGGGGAGTTTTTGCGGTGTCAGTAGTTTACCTCGCCGCGTGGATCCACGGGGTGAGGAATTACTGGACGCGCTGAAAGGATAGACGCGGAGACACGGAGACGCGGAGACCCCTTAAAAATGGGGCCGTATGACGCCGCGGAAAGAAAGGAGAGAACATGGCAATCAGTATAACGGAGTTGAGTCCGAAGTTGCAGGAGAAGAAGGCGAAACAGGAGGCGCTCAAGGCGTGAGTGATGGATATGGCAGAGGAGGATCTGCGCCTGGCGCTGTTAATGGTTGTTGATGGCTGTGACGTGGACTACGCGATTGAGCGGAGTTTCCACGATCCGATCAGAAAGGAGAGGTCAAATGCCTTGTAGGCCACACGTATACACCAAGAAGCTGCCGGCGCACGCTTGCGAGATGCCCGCGACGTTTACAGCGGCGCTCGTGAGTTTGATGTCGGTAGCACAGAAGCACAACAGCAAGTATTCGTTTCCGACGCAGGAGCGGATACTTCAGCTTATAAAGGATTACCACGGGATCACCATTTCAAGACGCACGCTTTGCAGAATTCTATCCCACCTTGAGACCTGGAATTTCTTTTACAGAACTAAGCGCCACCGAAAAGTGAACACCCCGGAGGGCAGGGTTATATACGTGCGCCGCTCCACAATGTATAGGTTCAAGTGGCGGGCCTTCAATTTCGTGAAGGAGGTTCTGAAGTCCGGGCTTCGATTGTTCGGCCACTTCGGCCTTCCGAAAGGGATCAAGGAGCGACCGCGGGAATGGGGGACGCTGTGCGTTCTGACCAGGGATTTTGTCCGGGTCCAAGGGATCGAATTGCGCGGAGAAAAAAAGGCAGGGCCGACCCCCGCGCCCCTTGTCGCCCACCTATGTGCCAAGCTTGGCACCTGATAGAACACCATTGAGTTCGTGGTCTGTGTTATTCAATGGGGAATGTGAGTAATTTACCGTTCCACGTCCTTAGAAGGTGGGTCCACTTCATCATTCCGGATTTTCGACCATGCTTCAGCGATGGAGGCTTGAAGCTCTGCGGAGAAAAGCGCCGAGAGCTCGCTGAAGCACGCTCGAAAGTACTTCTTTAATGGTGGAATTCGGGGTTTTTGGGTTTCAACATCGATTTTAAGATCTCAGCGCCCTCTGGAGAAAAGTGTGCCAGCCTTATAACCAAATCCAGCGATCCTGAATCCACAGCAATGCAGTCGAAACTGTAGTTTTTTTCTTCAGTTTCCTTCACCCCGTCCGCTTCTCTTTCTTCTTATGTCCGTTAATTAGGGATAGCGGACATTGAACTCAAACAACTGTACATTTGTATAGTAGTCGCAATACTGCCCCCTCGGATCTGGCATCGCCCTTCCTGGAGGGACCGGCCGACGTGGCGATGCCGGCGCCAGTGGTCATCATTTATTGACAGTTTATTTGTTTTCTGGTACATTTTTGGCGGCTACTTTAAGGGGAATGTGCCGTGGATAAGGGTTCAGAGCTACTTCGGGAAGAAGTTGAAGCGTTTAAACGTCGCGCCGAGGTTGAATTATGCGGAGAATCGGGCTCAGTAGAAATCCCCTACAGGGCCATGATGATCACTATTTATTGTGACAAGGGAATCGCCAAGAAGATGAAGTTTTTCAGAGATGGCGTTGCGATCCAACGCAATCTTTAATAAAGAAATTTGTTTAATATTTTAAACACTTAGCGCCCACCGGCACGCACCGTGGCGCTCCGAAAGGAGACCACACGTGCCGAAACGCCCGCTTAAGTCCCTCACAAAACTTAACCCTCGCGATCCACTGCAAGACCTCATAGACCGACAACTCTCAAGCCAACCGTGGAATCCTTGTGTATGCATTGAAGAGGAGATCCTCGCGGCCATCGATGAGAAGCACTGTTGTTCCCACCAAGTGAAAGTCATTCACTCTCTCAAAAAAGAGGGTCTAACCCTTCAAGACATAAGCAAAAAGACCGGCTTGTGTAAGAGACAGATCAAAAGAATCTTAAAAAAAATCAAAAAATAATGTCCCCTTTTGCCGAGTTTTTGAAGGGTAATTACATAGAGGGATTGATGGAGTCATGGGAAAAGGGGATCAAGACGTTCGATCAGAAGCTGCGCCGGCACATGAGGCGGATCTGGGCAGAAGAGATGAGCTCGGGGGCAGAATGCCCTCACGGGACTCTGAGCGGGATCTGTCCTGTGTGTCGAGGTGCATCCATGGACTGCGCCAGGGGACCTGCTCTCTGTGTCTTGGCTATCCGCAAACAAACCACGTGCCAAGCGGGCCACCAGGATGGGTGAAAGGATGAGGTTATGAGTAAGAAGCTTGAGGACAAATTGAAGCTGTTGGCGGAATATCGAGCAACTCGAGATGAGATCCTCTCTGAGTACATGGGGAAGCGGGCTAAGATTCTGGAGGACGCGCAGCCAAGGCTCGACGCGCTGAATGCCCGGTATAAAGGGATCTTCGCCGACACCCAGAACAAGCTCAATAATCTGGAAGTGGAGATCAAGATTCTTGCATTGAACGAGGGGCAGACGGTCAGGACTGACAGCCTGATGGCTGTGTTTCAGAAAGGCCGAGAGTCTTTAGATTCTGACTTTGTAACCTTGTGTGAAGAGATGCACCCGGAGATTGCGCTCTATCGTACCACAGGACTCCCGAGTGTGAGTATTAAGGAGATCGTGAAATGAGAGGCGCCGTCGCCAAGAAGCTCCGAAAGGAGATCTATGGTAAAGATGGCTCCTCCAGATTGCGGGAGTATTACCGAAAGGTCGAGACAGTGGGCCGTTCTAAGCGGATTGTAGGGCCGATCATCCGGGACAAGCAGCGGCGTGCTTATAAGGCGCTGAAGCGGAATTTTATTGCATTGGACCGGGCCACGAAGACCAGGGCGATGAGGGCATAGTATTCTCTCGTGAAAACTGCCAAAAAGAAAAAGACGCCGGCCAAGAAGGCTCCGGAGAAGAAAGCGCCAAAGAAGCCCAGTAACGATGAGAGCGCTGAGACACCCATCAATGAGAAAAAGGAAGCTAGTAAGCTCACGATTAAGGAACGACGCTTCATCCATCTCTTTATTAATGGAGGTGAAGGGGTCCACAGGGAGACTGTTGAACCCGGTAATCAAACCCAGGCGGCGGGGGGTGCCGGTTATCAATCAAGAACTAGTGATGGCCTGCGCTCGCTTGCTTGCGAACTCCGAAAGAGATTGGCCCTGCCTATTAGCCAATTAATGGACGAGGCGGGGCTTGACGATTTGTGCCTGCTGCAAAAGTTGCGACATGGGTTGAATGCCTACGTCACAAAGACAGCGAGCTTTAAAGGTGAGATCACCGATCAGATTGACATGATCGATTTCGAAGTGCGCGAGCGATATCTGGAGACGGCCCTGAAGATCAAAGGAAAGTTTGCTCCAGTGGAAGTGAAGGGGAGTTTTACAGCCGACGTTGGCGAGCGGCTGGCTCAGGCAATAGAAAGAGCCCATGGCAAGAGAGGAGGAAAAGAAGCCGGTTGACATCATTGAGGCCATGGGTGAACTCTTCGGGGACCCGCTCGGGTTTGTATATTTTGCGTTTCCCTGGGGAGAAGGACCTCTCAAAGATGAAAAAGGTCCGGATAACTGGCAGATAAAGATCCTTCGAGCGATCGGCGACGGGGTTCTGACGGCCAGTGAGGCGATTCAGGTTGCAGTGAGTTCAGGGCACGGAGTAGGGAAGAGCGCCCTGGTCGCCTGGATCATCCTCTGGTTTCTATCGACCAGGCCTCAGCCGCAGGTAGTTGTCACGGCGAACACTAAGACGCAGCTTGTCACCAAGACGTGGAGGGAGCTTTCGAAGTGGCACAAACTCGCAATCAATAAAGACTGGTTCGAGTGGACGGCCACCAAGTTCTTTTTCAAAGAGCATCCGGAGACATGGTTCGCATCTGCGATTCCATGGTCAGAAAATAGACCCGAAGCTTTTGCGGGGACTCATGAGAAGTACGTATTAATGATCTTCGATGAGGCTTCCGCGATCCCGGACATCATCTGGGAGACGGCTGAAGGCGCGATGACTACAGCCGGCGCGATCTGGCTGGCCTTCGGAAACCCGACGCGAAACACCGGGAGATTCAAAGAGTGCTGGAATAGGTTCCGGCACCGGTGGAAGCAGTGGAAAGTTGATTCCCGGACTGCAAAAAAGGCTGACAAGAAAAAAATTGAGACGTGGATCCAGGATTACGGCGAAGACTCTGACTTCGTTCGGATCCGCGTGAAGGGTGAGTTCCCCAGAGCGAGCTCGACGCAGTTTATCGGAGAGGACCTGGTCGATGCGGCGAGAAAGCGTGAGCCTATTAGGGCCGCATTCAGCCACGCGCCGATTGTGATTGGCGTAGACGTTGCGAGGTTCGGAGACGATGCGTCTGTGATCGGCGTTCGTCAAGGGTTGATGGTCCATAAGATCCGGAGGTTCCGTGAACTCAGCACAATGTCCCTTGCATCGTATGTTGTCGAGGAGATTAACAGCTGGCAGCCGGCGGCAACGTTTGTTGACGTGGTAGGGATCGGCGCCGGCGTTGTAGATCGGCTGAGGCAGCTTGCCTATCAGGTGATCGAGGTCAACGGCGCTGAGCGGGCTCTCAAAGACAAAGAGTATGCAAACCTGAGAGCCGAGTGCTGGGGGAGAATGAGGGAATGGCTGAAGTACGCTTATCTCCCAAAGGACGATGGCGAGCTGGCCACAGACCTGACCGCTCCGGAGTATGGATACGATTCGAAGGAGCGGCTCCAGATCGAAAAGAAAGAGGATATGAAGGAACGCGGCCTGGCCTCCCCGGATTCGGCCGACATGCTGGCCGTCACCTTTGCTCAGCCGGTGTCCGAGTCATCCAGGGGCGGACAGACCAAGGCCGAAACGGACTTCGATGTTTTTGCGAATTAACGGAGGGTGGAGATGTCGTTCTTTAAAAAGCTTCTGAAGGTTGGGACATTTAGCCTGGTTAGCGATCTACTCGGGCTTAACAAAGAAGAGAAGAAGGATAGGGTTGTGGTTCCCGCAGCAACAGAGCAGCTCACTGCCGAAGACGCCAAAAAGCAGCGCGAGAAAAGACGGCGCTCTCTGCTCAGTGAGGAAGAAGGCGGGTTCATGAGTGAGGGACCGATCTACAAGAGTTCCCTATTATCGAAGGATTGACGATGCCGACTGACGCTCAGTTTTTAATAAGTCGCGGACAGAAGCTGCTCTCGAGGCGGGCTCTCTATGAGCCCACGTGGCAGGAGATCGCAGAGTACATGCTTCCGTACCGGGCGAATATCACCACCATCACGTCCCCTGGACAGAAACAGGGCACAAAAATCTTTGACTCCACGGCTCCGGACGCCCTGGAGACCTGGGCGTCATTCATCCATGGATCGATGACGAGTTCGGCGTTGCGGTGGTTCAACATGAAACTCCGTCACCCGCAGGCCAACCAGATGATGGAGATCATGGAGTGGATGGAAGAGTCCGTCGAGATCATGTATCAGAACCTCCGCCAATCGAATTTTGCGGCGGAGGCCCTGAGCTGGTATCTCGACCTGGGCGCCTTCGGCCAGGGCTGTCTCTATGAAGCCGAGAAAGATTTTTCGATGGGCGTGTTTGAGGGGATCCACTTCAATACGTTTCCGATCAATGCCTACTGCATCGAGGAAAACCACCAGGGAACTGTTGATACGCTCTTCCGCTGGTTTAAGTACACGGCTCGCCAGGCCCAGCAGAAATTCGGCGACCAGATCGGGGAGAAGATCAAGCAGGCCCTTGAAAAGAAGCCCGACGAAGAGTTTGATTTTATGCACTGCGTTTATCCATCAGAAGAAGGTGGCGGAAGCGGGAAGCCGTTTGCATCGGTTTACGTATCGCTCACCGACAAGAAGGTGCTCTCGGAGGGCGGTTACTGGGAAGTCCCTTATATCGTTCCGAGGCTGAGAAAGACCTCCGGAGAGACAAACGGGCGCGGGCCTGGTCACACGGCGCTGGCCGACACAAAGACACTGAACAAGGCGAAAGAAATAATGCTGAAACGGTGGGCTAAGGAACTTGACCCTCCGATGAAGCAGCTCGACAACGGGGTGATTGGGTCAGTGAGGATGATCGCCGGCGGATTGACCACGGTGCGGGACATGAACGCCATCGATGAGCTCTATAAGCCAAACCCCGCACGGACCCAGAACGACCAAATAAAAAGCGAAGATCTAAAACAATCGATCCGTAGGGTTTTTGCCTCCGAGATGATCGAATCCTTCGGGGTAGAGGAGGCACCGAACGAGACGGCCACAAAGTCTCTGCTTCGATGGAAGCTGATGCAGATGATTCTGGGCCCGTCTTTCGGACGCCTGGAAGGAGAGGGCCTCAATCCCTTAGTCGAGAGGACCTTCGGGATACTGAACAGGGCGAGACAGCTCCCGCCTCCTCCAACGCGAGCGCTTGAGCAGCTCGGGATAAAAAAGATCGATGTGGAGTACGAGGGACCGCTGGCCAGGGCGCAGAGGATGGGCGAGCTCGAGGCCATCGATCAATATATGGGATTTGCCGGCAGGATAGCCGAGATCTCGGGACCGGAGGCCCTCGACAGTGTGGATACTGACGAGGCCCTCGATGTGGCGGCGGATGTGCTTGCCGTTCCATCCCGGGTGAGACGGAGCAAAGAGAAGATCCAGAAGATCAGGGATCAGCGCAGCGCGGCGGAGGCTGAGGAGAAGCAGGCCCAGGACATGGAGCGCATGGCCAAGGGAATGAAGGACATGGCGCCGGCGGCGAAGGTAATGAACGAAGAAGAGATGATGGAAGGCCAGGGCGCCGGCATGGGTGGTAGGGGAGGCATGGGTGCCTCCGCTTAGCGACAAGCAGAAAGCGACGTTATACGCCTATGAGATCTTCGAGACTGACGCCGGAAGGGCTGTACTGGAGGATCTGGAGAAATCTTTTTGTGATCTCTCTTACGTGCCGGGTGCGATGGACTATAAGGCGGGCATGGCAGAAGTGGTGAGGCAGATCAGGCTGCGTATGGAGATGCTGAAGCATCCGGAGCGGGTCATAGACGATGAACCGGCCAGGACTCAGACAGAGGACTGAGTAAAACAATATAAGGAGGTTTTATGCCAGAAGAGAACGCAGGGGCAGGGAATCAGGGCGGCGGCCAGGGAGGAGCTGGCGGCGGGGCCGGATCTGCCGGGGGTGCGGGAACGTTCGACTGGGCAGGTTATCGCGGAACACTGGGAGATCTGGGGAAAGAGAAATCCCTGGATCCTATCTTCAGCTCGGAAGATGTGCCGGGGAACTTGATCAAAGGATACATCGAAGGGCAAAAGCTCATTGGTGGATCGATCAGGATCCCGGCCAAAGATATGAAGCCCGAGGACCGGACCAAGGCGGTGAGTGAGCTTATCACCAAACTCCGGACCGAGGGAGTCCTGGAAGGACCTCCGGAGTCTCCGGAACAATATGAGATGCAGTTTCCCCAGGGCGTGGAGATTAACAAACCGTTCTTCGATTCGCTGGCGAAGAAAGCTCATGCGCTCGGGATGCCTAACTCCATGCTGAAAGAACTCAGCGGCTGGTATCTGCAAGAGCAATACAACGAGCAGCTCAAGAACCAGAACTCAATGATCACGGAGAAGGAAACCCTGAAGAAAGAGTGGGGACCTCTCTACGGTAAGAAGCACGAGCTCTCGCGCAGGGCCGCCGTAAAATACATGGGTGAGGACGCTGAGGAAGTGTTTGCGGACCTTCCTCCGAAGGTCGGAGCGCGGATTGTGAAAGCCTTCAGCGCAATCGGTGAGGCCCTGGCGGAGCACGATCTGATTTCCGGGGAAGTTCCCGGCGGGCAGAGTCTCCAAGACGTGCAGCAAAAGATTCAGAAGATCCAGGCCGACAAGAACGGTCCGGCCTTCGATCCGAGTCTCCCCGGCCATCAAGCAGCTAAGAAGGAGCTCCAGGATCTGATCGCCCTCTACACCCAGTTGGGGGGAAAGTGGGGTAGTAAATAATGGCCAGGATCGATTACACGGCATACGACCGCTGTCCCGGGTGCAAGAAGAAGTGTCAAAACCTTTTTCCTGACGGCGCGGCGCTTATGTCTGCGGGGCTGGCCATCTGTCCGAAATGCGGTTGCGGATTTCTTCCGA